TGGATATTTGCCATTGGTGGCACACCTCATTTCCTTAATAATACGGATGGCTTGATAGAAGAGGACGGACTGCTGTCCTTCCAATCCGGCTCTGCGTCCGGCAACGGACATATCCGTGCAGGGTGAACCGAAGGTGATAATGTCCACGGGTTCAATCTTCCCGCCATCCATCTGGGAGATGTCACCGTAATGTTTCATAAAGGGCAGGCGCTTGGTCGTGACCCGAATGGGAAACGGCTCGATCTCCGATGCCCACACAGGTGTGATGCCGGAAATCAAGCCGCCCAACGGAAAACCACCGGAACCGTCAAAGAGACTGCCCAGGGTCAAATTATTCATGTTGTACCTCCACTTCGGAGTATTTGTAGGTCAGACCATCACGCTGCACTGTAACACCATCTGCACCACCGACCTGCTCGATGTACCGCTTCACGATAACATCGCAGAACTTTTCGTCCAGTTCCACGGTGTAGCAGATGCGGTCGGTCTGTTCACAGGCAATGAGCGTAGAGCCAGAGCCGCCAAAGGGGTCGAGTACCACGCTGTTGCTCATGGAAGAATTCATAATAGGATAAGCCAGGAGTGGGATAGGCTTCATGGTCGGATGGTCACCATTCTTCTTAGGCTTATCGAATTCCCAGATGGTGGTTTCCTTCCTGCCGGCGTACCACTGATGCTTGCCGTTTTTCTTCCAACCATACAAACAGGGTTCGTGCTGCCACTGGTAAGGAGAGCGTCCCAACACAAGGGACTGCTTTTTCCAGATGCAACAGCCGGACAAATAAAAACCCGCATCGGCAAAAGCCCTGCGAAAGTTCAGACCCTCGGTGTCAGCGTGGAACACATAGATGGAAGCATCGTCCGCCATTGCGGAGTGCATCTGTGTGTACGCATCCAGGAGGAAGTTATAAAAGGCATCGTCTGCCATGTTGTCATTTTTGATTTTGCCTGCGCTGCCTTCGTAGTTGACATTGTACGGAGGGTCGGTGATGACCAGGTTGGCTTTGGTGCTGCCCATCAGAAGGTCATAAGTTTTGGCCTTGGTGCTGTCACCGCAGATCAGACGGTGGCGACCGAGCACCCAGATATCACCGGGCTTGGTCATGGTGGGCTTTTCCAGTTCTGCACCTACATCGAAATCATCATCTTTGACACCGTCCTTGAGGGTATCCTTGAACAGGTCATCGATCTCGGCAGGCTCGAAACCAGTGAGGGAAACATCGAAGTCCGCGCCCTGCAGGTCGGCAATGAGCAGAGCCAACTTGTCCTTATCCCAATCACCGCTGATTTTGTTGAGCGCAATGTTGAGGGCTTTTTCCTTGTCCTCGTCCATCTCCACCACAACGCAGTCCACTTCGGTCATGCCCATATCCATCAGCACCTTCAGACGCTGATGACCGCCAACCACACGGCCGGTGGTCTTGTTCCAGATGACCGGCTCCACATAGCCGAACTGCTCGATGGAGCGTTTCAGCTTTTCATATTCCGCATCACCGGGTTTGAGGTCTTTTCGAGGATTATAGTCGGCAGGCAGAAGGTCTGCCGTATTTTTCTTTTCAATCAGCATACCAGACCCCACTCAGCAAATGCCTCGAAGCCACCAACGGACTTGATGTAGGCTCTTGCCGTTTCCACGATTTCCTCGTAGGGAATGCCACCGACAGTATCATCACCGATGGCGCAGCAGAACTCCACAGGCTTGCCGATTTCCTGGGCCTTGAGCCAAGCGTAGATATTTACGCTGACATCAGCTTTGGAGAGGTCTTTGCCGTGGAGACCACCGCCAGTTACGGAGTCGGCCATATCACTGCCCAATTTGCGATTGGTAGCGCCGGTATCAACATCCGTGCCGCCAGTCCAGTCACCGAGCGGATTGATTTCTGCGGTAGCATATTTCTTGCGGAGTTCTTCCGCTTCAGCATTGCTCTGGCAGATGATGACCCTTCCGTTGTCGATGATGTACTTGCCATCAAAGGGATAGACATTGTAAATATCCGTAGCAATGCCCACCAGTTTCTTCTGCTCGTCAGTCACAGGCACACCCTTAAAGATACCGTTGTCACCGCAGCGGATAGCACCACTCTGATTTCGGGAAAGGTGGACATCCTGGGGAACTTCGGAGTAATCAACATTGAGGAAGCCTGCGATGCGGTGAACGGCAGCAGTCACATCATCAATGAAAAGCTGCACGGAAGTCTCTGCGATGATATGGCAGGTTCCGTGACCGATGAGAACCTCCACTGCGATGCGAGGATTTCTCTCGGATTTATATGCCAGGTCAACGAGCGCCCCGGCAATGCGGTCGGCAATCTTATCGGGATGTGCCGGATTTACTTTTTCAAACATAATCAACCGTTTCCTTTCCTTGCTCGAAGCAATCGTTCCATTACATCATCCTGGGGATTTGCACCGTTATATTCGCCGGTGCAGTTCTCACGGACGATTTGGTAAATTTCCGACCACAGGCGATTTGCCTGGGTCATGTATGTGTTTGCGATAGCCACATAGGGTGACTGGATTGCTGCACCCGTGGTGGGGTGCTTTGCCAGAAAGCCCAACTCACTGGTGAGGGACTCACACTGAATCCATCTGGCGCTTGCCATAGCGAAGCGTTCAATGAGCTGCGGAGAAATGATGGCGGCGCATCCACGGTCGGACAGCCATTTCCATACATTTTCATAAATCTCGGCAGCACAGAGCGTAGAGCCGTCTTTCTGTTTTGCGGAAAGGAACTCGGAGGGCTTGGGCATTGGCTGCCCCTCCAGATCAGCCGCGCTGTCTTTGAAATCAATTACAGTCAGCGGTCGCTTGCCAGGGTTGCCATCCGCAATCTTGTCTGCAATCGGCTTTTTAGGTCTGCCGCCGGAGCCGGGTTTAGGTCCTCTCTGACCCATATTTTTCACACCTCCTTCATGCCGGGGTCTATTCCCCCGAAAACTTATGCGATTTTCCACACGGACCCCCACGCCGCTGTCCGCTTTGAATAGTTTTAGAGATTTGACCGCCCCCACCGGTCGCCGCTCTCGACGGTGATTCGAGAGTGACAGGATTTACAAAGAGCCATGAGGTTACTCTTCTCATTGCCGCCGCCTTTGGATAAGGGGAGGATGTGGTGTACCTCTTCGGCGGGAGTGAGCCTACCTTGTTTCTCGCACTCCTCACAAAGAGGATGCAACTTGATGTAGCGGTCACGGATACGCTTCCAGGCACGACCGTACCTTTTGTTAGAGGTAGGGTCACGTTCATATTGGTTGTAATGTTTGTCCATTGCCTTTTTATGCTCGGCACAGTATCGCTCGCTGTCTGCAAGCCGACCGCAGCCGGGGTAAGCGCAGGGACGCTTTGGTTTGTAGGGCATCGTTTCACCTCCTTGGGGCATAAGAAAAGCCCCCGAAGGATTTCTCCAACGAAGGCTTTCTGGATTCTATTTTGCTAACTCTACCATAACACAAAGGCAATAGTAGAAAACAGTAGAATTTACTGTATGCTTTCCGGAAGGCTCACCGCACAGAGGGCTTTTCTGTGTATGCGATAAACATTGTCGATGCTGTAATTCATATCCACCGCAATCTGCTCCCAGGTCTTGAAGCAGAGATAGCGAAGTTCTAAAAGGGTTTGATATTCAGCGTGTTCTACATTTTTAATAACCCTGACCATTTCACATTTTAAATCTACAAGAAGGTCAATGTCACGGTTGATTTCGGCTTGCAGATCCACAATCTTAGCAACGGCATCTGCCATCATAGATGTGCTGCGGGATGGGTTTTTCGGCATTCCCGTAAGTGTTGATGTACATTTTGTGGCAAGGCCGTTTAACGATTCCAATTGCTCCAGCTTGCTGTTTATGCGTTGGTCCAGGCGATAGGCCTGTCCGAGATATTCTTTTACCGTCATTCTATGACCTCCTTCTTAAGTTTGGTTATAAGCATCTCTGGGTTAACAGTAGTAAGCGATGCATACAAATCGGAACGGAAGAACCGCTCAACTTCACGTTTCGTATTTAATGCCTTTTCATTTTGAGGATGCTTTTTCAGTCTTTTCAGTGCATTGCGATAATCCTTGACCGCTTGTAAAACGATGGCATTTGACAATCTTTCGTATACGTCATTCATGCGATTTTTCTCCTTTCCGACAAATTTGCTTTGACTGCATTAATTAGGTCAGTCTGAGTTTTTTCTTTTTTATGAAGCGCCGTCATGACTTGTTCGTCAATCGTTCCTTTTGCAACGATGTGGTGGATAACCACCGTATCACACTGCCCTTGACGCCAAAGCCTGGCATTGGTCTGCTGGTAAAGTTCAAGGGACCATGTAAGTCCGAACCAGATGAGGGTAGAGCCGCCGCTTTGAAGGTTCAGCCCATGTCCTGCGGAAGCTGGGTGAATAACTGCAACCGGGATATTTCCGCTGTTCCAATCTGCGATGTCCTTTGATGTTTTAATTTGTCTAACATCAAATCGCTTGCAGATTCGCTCAAGGTCATGGTTGTACCAGTAAGCAATCAGCACGGGTTTGCCATTGGCACCTTCAATCAAATCCTCAAGGGCGTCCAGCTTACGGTCATGAATTTGATGAGTCTTGTTATCCTCATCGTAGACGGCACCGTTCGCCATCTGGAGGAGCTTGCCGGAAAGAACAGCGGCGTTGACTGCATCGATTTCATCGGTTTTAAGTTTTATGACCATGTCCTCACGGAAGATATCGTAAATATCTTGCTCGTCCGGACTTAAGTACACAGGAACTTCATTTATCACGCATTCCGGCATTTTCAAAAAATCAGTAGCTTTCATGGAGATGGTAATGTCGGAAATAAGTCTGTATATAGCTTTTTCTGCACCCGGAAGCGGTTTATAGGAAAAGACCATCTGTTGATTTCGCTTATCCGGGGTAAAAAAGTTATTGCGGTAATGGGTGATGTACCTGCCGAGTCTTTGACCCATGTCGAGGATACGAAATTCCGCCCATAAATCCATAAGTCCATTACTGGATGGAGTACCCGTAAGGCCCACAATGCGTTTAATCTTAGGTCTGACTTTCAAAAGGCTCTTAAAGCGTTTAGCACTGTAGGATTTGAAGGAAGATAGCTCATCGATGACCACCATATCGAAGTCAAACGGGAGATTGCTCTTGCTCACGAACCAGTCAACATTTTCACGGTTGATGAGATAAATATCCGCTTTGGCCATGAGTGCGTTTCTTCGTTCCTGCTCAGTGCCGATTGCCACGGAATAAGTAAGGTTATGAAGGTGGTCCCATTTTTTAATTTCAGCAGGCCATGTATCACGAGCCACTCGGAGAGGTGCAATAACCAGAATTTTATGCGCATCGAAGCTGTCAAAGAGAAGGTCGGTTATTGCCGTCAGCGTTATCACTGTTTTGCCAACCCAAGCCCATATCAAGGAATACTGCAGATATTGGCTTGCTCTCGATAAAATCAATCGCATACTGCTGATACTCATGTGGTATGAACTTCATTTGGCATCACCTCCATTCCAAAAAGCCCGATCTCTCAAATGTAGCTTTGCGTGTTCTGATTGCGATGGAAGCACCATCAGGTTATCCGGGGTATTATTTCTTTTGTTGCCATCAACATGATGGACGACTTCATCATCAGTCAGGGATCTACCAAGCAGTTGTTCTGCTACTACTCGATGTTCATGAACACCGAAATATTTGGTATACGTAACTCCTTTTCCAGAACCCAACCGATAATCACGCAGTTTTTGTCGTGTATCAGGATTCATTCGAGATGGATTTAATACTCGATTAAGCATAGTAAGATGCTCGCTCATTTTTGTAAAATCCTTTAAGTCCATATATCTTTCGGGGTTCTTTCTTTTATTACTGAAATCAGCCAAGCATTTTCTACTACAAAAATTATGTTTCTTAATTTGTGATTTACAACGGAGAATTTCTTTTCCGCACCAATCACAGTTGATTTTCAATGGCATCAAGTACACCTCCAATCTGCTCTGCTGTCAATGCAGTAAACCAAAAAGCCAAGTTGTTCTAACTGCCTTTTTCTGCGTACTTGCATCGGCCGCATTTTCTTACCCGGTGCTTTTAGTTCAATAAAAGCTAACTTCCCATGCGGTAATAGAGCACCAAGCGGTCAGGCACTCCGTTGATTCCGGGAGCAGTAAACTTAAATGCTATGCCGCCCATGTTTTTAACAGCGGCTTTTAATTTATTTTCAATGGTTTTTTCTAACATAGGTTTCCTTTCCCGCTGTTCCAATGTGCCAAAAAATCTCTATAAATATAAAATGCTGTATATACCTATATCTACTTACACTTTTATTTTTGATAGTATTCTTTGGAACATGGAACAGCGTCTGTTTGTTTGTGCCTATTTACAAGGCTTTATGGATAGTTCCAAAGGATAGTGGGGTTTGGAACATTTGGAACAAAACACGGACTTTGGAACAGTTCCAAACTGGCTCCCCGCCGAGAGTTCATTCTTTGGAACAAGACTTTGGAACATAAATCCACTGAGGCCCATAGAGCGGAATTCGTATCTTAGATTTAGAGCGTTCCCAACCTCCAATGCGGGTGACAATAGCAGATATGTCATTGGCATCGATACGGCGCAGGTTGGCTCTTTCTTTACCGAAGCACTCGCACCAGATTTCCATATTTGAGACGGATTCACGCTTTATAGTCCCAGAGCGTTTCTCACCGCCAAACTCGCTGCCGTTTAAAAAGTTTCTGCGTTCAAACAGATCCATGCTGTCCCAGTCTTCCGGCAGAAGGGTGTCGATGTATTCACGCACCAAGCCTTCACGCTCATCGGATTCCAAAGCCTCACGTTGCTCGGCCTTTGCTAATTTTTCAACGGCATTGTCGAGATACAGCTTTTCACCTTTCTTCACATACACAAGTGCTTCAGCCCAGACTTGCTGAATCTCGTATGCGGAAAGCTGCCATGAATGTTTTACCTTCCCGCCGGGTGTTTTTACAGGCCAAAACCTGCGGTTGCCCGTGGTATCACGAAGATAGCCGGACTCTGCATTGGTCGTGCCGAAAAATACGCACTGCCTTAAATGCGGTGTGGCTCGTTTACCGAAGGAAGCACGGTAGATATCATTCTGCCTTGATATGAAGGAGCGGAGGGTTTCAACTTCGGCTTTGCGAAGCCCTGCCAGTTCACCTATTTCAAGAATCCAGTAGCCTTGCAGCTTTTCAGCGGCAGTTTTATCTTTGGTATCACTTAAGTTCAAGCTGTCGGAAAACCACTCCCCGGCAAGCTTTGATATGAGTGTGCTTTTACCGACACCTTGGGGACCGTTTAGCACAAGCATGGAATCAAACTTGCAGCCGGGATTCAGTACTCTGGCAATAGCGGCACAGAGCGTTTTCCTTGTCACAGCCCGAACATATTCGTTATCATCTGCTCCAAGATAATCAATAAGCAGCGTGTCCACGCGCGGAACTTCATCCCACTGGGGCAGGCTGTCAATGTACTCACGGATGGGATGGTAGGAGCGGTCATCGGTAACCTTTGCCACGGCTATTTCATAATTCCTTGCAGAGAAGGCACCATAGTGCCTGTCGATGTAGCTGATTAGCTGCGCATCGTCTGCGTCTCTCCAAAACTTGCTGGGATGACTCCATGGAACTTCGCCTTTAATCTCCATGCCGTCCAGCTGCTGATTAAATACGATGTCTTTTAAGTTGGGGTCGTTTTCTAATATCAGCGTAAGGTTGCGAAGGGAGTTCTTCAGCACCTTGGAGCGTGGTTCATATTCAAGGCGTGAAAGCCAGTCTGTATCATCTGAAAATTCTTCTAATGCATCCTGTTGACGCTCCAGAGCAATCGCAAGTTTTATCTTGTCATCCTCCACAGCAAACTGGCACATTTCCTTAAAGGAGGGCAGCCTGCTGGGAGGGGTTTCTGCCGATGCCTTATCATCCAGTCTGCCAAACTTATGAACTCGAACCATATCAAAGGCGTTCATAAGCTGACCACAAGCCGGGTCGGTAGCATGGTGGGAATAAGCAAACTTATCATTGTAAATAACCACACCTGCACTGCTGTCAGCAGGAATGTAATCGTACCTGCCAGCCATAGCTGAAGGAGCATAAACATCTGATAGAAACTTCTCAATGGTTTCTTTAATGCTGTATGTTCGGCAGAAGGTTCCAACGATGCCGGACTTTTCAAGGGGGTCCTCTTGATGTTTTCCGGAAGTTTCAGTAACCTTGCTTTCCCTTGATGATGTTGGAAGAAGAGAGCAGTCCCGCCAATTTGGATGCTGGGCTAAAAACTTATCTGGGTCGAGCCATTCACCATCGCAGTACTTGAAAACATACTCACCATTTGAAGGTGTAGTAGGCCAGTACATCAGCTGATGAGGTCGGTAGCTGCATTCGTCAAACATATCCATGCCGAGTTCTTTCGAGAAATAGCGGGCAATTGCGATGTATTCATCTGGAGTAACATCTCTTGTTAATGGAACGATGATACGAACCCTCGGTGCTTCCGGGGTGTGTCCGTGTGTGGTGTATAGGCAGGAAGCATATTTATGCTCCGTCTCATAGCTTGAAATAAAATCCTTGTCCGCATGATCGGCATCGTGGGTCAGCATGGAACGGTAGGCCACATTCTCGCGTTTGCGCCTGTTATCCTTGAGGTGACCGCCTACAAAGCCGCCTTTGTCTTTTACTCTGTCGCGCTCCGTTTTGGGCAGTTTAGGATATTCCTCGGCCGTTTCGGAAGTGCGGATTGTGTGTTCAAGACGGCTGCAGAGTTCTTCAAAGGTAATGGTCTTATTTGACCAGTTCTTTGCAAAACAGCTGTTGCCGTATGCGATTGCTAAATCACGCATATTCTGATACCTCCTTATAATCTAAGCCGAAAAATTTAACCCCCTGACCACGTTTCTTGGCTTTTGCAATCTCAATAGCCATTCCGTCAGATATGCGGCCACCGAATACCCATACTTCCTGGCACTTGCCCATAATGATCAAATCTATAAAGAGGGCAAGGTCACGCTCCTTGGGATTGTTGTCATCCATAAATTGAGGCAGGAACAGATGCATTGCAATGGGAATACAGCCTTTGTTAAGTGCAAAGCGGCAGTGCTCCCGTGCTTTTTTCACGTTTTCCTCCACATCCCCGGAATAAGGGGAGCAGATATATACAAGAGGTCTGAAGGGCATCTTTCTTGACTCCCTTTCAATTCTGGTCAAAGCTTCGTATGCTGTCGGATCGTAGTAGCCTTCAGCGTTAAATTTGTTTATGCTCATGAGTAATTCGCCCTCCATACTTTTCAATCAAATCCTCTCGTCCGATTTCCACCAGACGCCTGTAACATTTAAGTCTTGCTTCTTCAACTTCTTGTTTTGTTTTATAGAAGCTGCAGTCGACATCTGAGAAACCTTCTGATTTTAAAGCGATGCAGCAACCTTCTTTATTTGCGAAACAATCAATGTGCGTATTGCACTTTGGAAAATCCTTATTCATAACTGTCCTCCTAATCTTTTTTATAAAAATCACATTCAAAGCCATCGGCACTAAGGAGCAGTCCGCTGGCCCATTTGGGTTTTGCCGCCATAATTCGACAAACTTCATCAACAGAGGAAATGCCTGCCGGTACTTCAAGAACGGCTTCATCATGAACGTGCATGACAATCTCAAAACCGCAAGCGGAGAGACGCAGCATGGCTTCCGCCAAAATATCACGGGCGGTGGCCTGCACGATGTTTTCCACAAACTTGGGGCCGTAGCTTTCGATGCGTTCCCATTTCTTAGTGCCACCGACACCTTCATAATCAATGGCATCCGAGCCAAATTGGTTGATTCCGATTCTCGGTTTTACATACACAAGATTTCTGCCAGATGGGAGAGTAATAAAGAGCATTCCGCTTTGATAGCTAAAGCGTATGCCGTGTGTTTCGGTTGTTGTTTTCTGCCTGACTGCTGTCATTGCTGCCTTGTCCACATCCCACCATAGCTTTACGATGCGGGGATTGGACTGACGCCAGGCATTAACAAGGGGTCTGAGTTCTTCCTCTAAAACACCCATCTGCAAAGCACCCATTGCTTTGAGTGCGCCAACGGAGCCACCATAGCCCAGAGCGAGTTCTGCGATTTTGCCTTTTTGCCGTAAGTGGCTGTTAACACCGTTTTTCTCAACCGGCACATGGAACATTTGAGATGCGGATGCACAGTAAATGTCACCACCGTTTTCAAAGACATCCATTCGCCATTTCTCACCTGCAAACCAGGCGATGATTCGGGCTTCAATTGCAGAGAAGTCTGCAACAATAAAGCGGGAGCCGTCCTTTGGCACAAATGCTGTGCGGATGAGTTCGGAGAGAACACCGGAGGTGCTGTCGTAGAGCATATCCACAGCATCGAACAAACCGGATTTTATAAGGTTTCTTGCATCTTCTAAATCAGGCAGATGGTTTTGCGGTAGGTTTTGCACCTGTATAAGCCTGCCTGCATATCTGCCGGTTCTATTGGCACCGTAAAACTGGATAAGCCCTCTGGCTCTGCCATCTTTTCCGACCACATTTTCCATAGCGGTGTATTTCTTGACCGATGATTTGGCAAGCTCCTGTCGAAGTGAGAGGACTTCTGCTAAATCTGGAGGAGCGTTCTTTATTAGTTCTGCTACGGTTGCCTTACCGAGGGTATCTGTTTCAAGACCGTTGTCGGCGAGCCATTCCTTCATCTGTTGTACGGAATTAGGGTTATCAAGATTTGTAAGGCTTTGCATGACACTACGGAGCCTTGTCTTTGTAACCTCATCACAGCAAATAGCTTGTTCTACAAAATCCATATCAAGGGTAATTCCACGGTCGTTGATGATCTGGTCGAGGCTGTAATTTTTCCATTCCGTATCCGATACCGGGAACTTGGAGAGCTTTTCTTGAATGCCCAACTCTGTTTCCACATCACGCTTGTTGTAGGCTTTTAAAGTTTCCCATTTTTCTTTATCATGCTGTGGCAGGTTTCTTCTACGTCCGCCGTTTGTTTTGGTAGCGGCGCAAGGAACACAGAAATATTTAATGAGGCTTTTACCTTCCTGGAGTTTCTGTTTCTCTAACCCAAGAACTGCACCTACACCTTCAAGTGAAAGTGGAAGGCCGAGCGTAGCCGACCAGACCATTGTGCAATGCCATCCTGTAGGGTCGAGGTAAGTGCCTGCAGAAAATCCAAGAAAACGGGATAAGCAGATACGCTCAAACTGTGCATTGAAAGCCCATTTTGTAATGGTGGGGTCAGATAAAGCGGATATAATATCCAGAGGGATTTTCTCTCCACAGGCAAGGTCTATAATCTGTACTTCACCGTCGTCAACGGAATAGCCAAAGAGCAATACTTCAAAGTCAGGTGATTCGCAGTAGCGGTAAACACCGCACTTAGTGAGGTTAGCAGAAGAAAAAGTTTCTATATCAATACTGATAGCTTTCAAATAATCACATCCTTCCTGACACGGTAATGGAGGCGGAAAAGCTCCGCCGCCCACCGTGAGAATCATTTTGCCTATGCAAGGAAATCGTCATCTTCTAAGGATGTGAAGTCATCAGTTGCAGAGGATCTGCTGCCGAGGGGTTCGCCGTCTTTAATCTTCTGGATATTGCCAAGACCGCAGGCAACACCCTTGTTACCGTTAGAATTGAAAGCGTAAAAATTGAGTGACACCCTGCCGTAGCAACCGCTGTAGACTTCACTGCGGTCAAGAATAGGCTTGACTGATTTGTCCACAATCTGCGGAGCGGTAGTGCTGTTGGCATTAACAAAGTAGTGACCTTTATAGGCTTCATCGTCACGCTCGATATCACCGTCACGAAGGGGCAGTTTGATAGCAGCCTTATTTGGTTTCTTGCCGCCAAACTTAGCAATGCCTTCTTCAATAGCAGCATCCACAGCTACTTCAATTGCCTTGAGGGTTTCTTTGTCAGACTTAGGGATAAGAACGGAAACGCTGTATTTTTCAGCACCGCCGTTGATGGATACGGGTTCCCAGCCGTGAAAGTAGCTGAGACGGGTGTTAACACCGGTTATAACCTTAGTTTTGCTGTTGTTCTGATTTGACATATTATTCATCCTCCATAATTTCATTAAATTCGTTACTTGCGTTTGATACATTGATAGCCGGCCGCTTATCCGAAACAGGAACGAGAGTCGGCTTGCCCGGTGGTTTATATACGAGGTCACCGAGAACCTCATTAAACTTGGTTTTTCCC